TGTTTTTATTGCTTGGGAGGATGATAAAGAAAATCCAATGGGTTTGGCTGGAACAATATATGATATACAGGATAGAACTAGTAAGGATGGTAAGACTAAAGCTAGTTTATTGATTTGTACACCAGATCTTATTAACAATGCTGCTACTAAATTATCAAAAAGATTTGGTAAAGGTGAGGGTAAGAAGATTGATGTGATTGTTAAAGAGGAAATCTTAACTGATATTCTACAGACAACACATAGCATTCATACTGAACCAACTATTAATAATTTTTCTTTTGTTTCTCCTTACTGGTCTCCATTCACAATAATTAAATGGCTTTGTTCTAAATCTATTCCTGCATCAGGGAGTGGTCCTAATGCATCATGTGGATATGCATTCTATCAAAATAAGTATGGGTATTGGTTTGTATCCTATGATTATTTTAGTAAGCAGGATCCTATAAAAAAAATTGTGGTGGGTCATAATCCTGATGAGGCTGAGGAAGAAGATGATCTAGGTATCATTCCTGTAGATAGAATGGAAGTGACAAGTACTGCTGATGTTCTGAAAGGTATGAATATTGGATCGTATAATAGTCGGGTCTTTACTTTAGATGTAAAGGATATGAAATATGTGGAGCATCCCTTTAATATTAATAAATATTACCAAAGTGTGCCTCTATTAAATCCTAGCTATTCACCACCAGAGTATTTTAAGAAGTTTGATAGAGATAATGCATCTACTCGTATAATGTCAAAGATATTGGATAGTGCTTTATTTACTGAAGGTAAAATGACACAGGGACTTACTAAACAATTATCTCAAGCATCTCTTAGGGAGAAGCTTTTCTATAATAAGTCAGTTGATATCGAATACATAGGTACTAATGAATTAACGGTAGGGGATGTGGTAGAATTATTATGTTTTGTTGGTAAGGATAGAGAGATCGATACAGAGAATAGTGGTAAATATGTTATAGGTAAAGTTGAGAGACAATTCCTTTCACAAAATGATAGTATGTCTACTAAACTTGTGTTATATACTGATAGTCCAGGTTCGGGTTAATGTTAGAAGCAGTTGCTAATTTCGTAGGTAAAGATGGATTCAATTGGTGGGTTGGCCAAGTTGAGAACGATGGTAGTGGTCATTATTGGACCGACCTTGCGAAGAATGCTGCAAAATCTGCTGTTGCAACAAGTCCATTAGCACAAGTAACAGGATTTGCTTCAAAGGTTAATACTGATTGGGATTGGACTAATAAAGTAAAAGTCAGGATCATGGGGTACCATAATCCTAGTAAGAATGAACTTCCTACGGATGATTTACCATGGGCTATGGTAATGATGCCAGTTACACATCCACAGAAGTCTGGTATTGGATCACTTCATCAACTACAAATTAATTCTTGGGTAGTTGGATTCTTTATGGATGGATCATCTGCACAGATTCCTATTGTTATGGGTGCTATTGGTGATGAAAATCCACAAGGTACATATGGTACTGAGGGTGGAACTGATCAAGGATATGCACAACTTTCTTCACCTTCCTATGATGAACGGGTACATGGTGGAGATGGTACTACAGCTCCTGGTACGGGTAATACTATTAGTACAGATCCAGAAACGGGTAATACTATAGGTTCTACTGATAGTGGTGGAAATCAATGGAGTTCTACTAGTAGTACTAACGAACGTGGAGCAGATGAGCAAGAGGGAGAACATCAAAAAGAGGCTAGTAAAAAGAAATGTGTTACTGTACAAGTAGGTAATGGTAAGTGTGGATCAGAGACTGCTACTAAATTAGAAGCACCTTTGTCTGAGTTTATGAAGTTTGCTCGTGGCATTGAGAAGAACTCTATTGATCAGTTTATTGACAAAGCAACTGGATCAGTTGTAGATCTTGAGAAGGAAATATCTCGTACTACTAAAAGAATACAAGCTAAGCTTACAGGTTTAACTGGCAACATCAAGGGTGTTGTCATGCATGATGTTAATAAGCTTGTTCAGAAAGGTTTAGATGATATTAACATACCTAATCCAGACTTGGATAATGCAGTTAAGGAACAACTTAAGGATGTTGGTGGGCTAGTCTCTTGTCTATTCAAGCAATTACTTGGTGAATTGGGTGATTTTATTAAAGGAATGCTTAATGATCTTCTTGAAAATGTTCTTGATACTGCACTTTGTTTAATCCAAGATTTGATTGGATCCCTCATGGATAAAGTGATGGAGAAAATTAAAGCAGGTTTGGCTATACTTCAAGGTGTTGTTGGTTCTATTAAGGGTGCTGCTGATAAGATACAAGGTTTGATGAGTAAAATTCTTGACTTTATTGACCTCTTTTGTGATGGAGAACTATCTTGTGCTATTGGTGCTTCTACATTTGAGACTTGCCATGGTGCAAAAGCAAGTGGTAATGAAGCTACTCAGAAGAATATTGATCAATATCCAGTTAAACCACCTAATTTTGGAACAGTGGTTGGTGATGGTGTACCTAAGAATGGTTTCGTACCATTTGTTGATAAGATTGGTACTAAGAAAGTATTTGATACAAAGAGTGGTTCTTTAGTTGATCTCCTCTCACCAGAAGGAATAGCATCAGGTGTTGGTAAATCTGCATTTGGAACCAAAGGTCCACTAGAAAAATTTGAGGGTATAAATTTCTATGGTAGTGATGGTGAGATTAATAGAGATACAGTCAATTGTGCTAATAGTATTCTGAATAAGAAGCCATGCTTCCCTGAAATGGTATGGGATAATCTAAAATCAACTACTCCTGTTAAGGCATTACCTATTATTGATGATATTGGAGCTATTGTTGGTGTCTTTATGAGAAGAAAGGGTACTAACGTTAATCGTGAGGCTCAAGTTAGAGCTCAGTTTACTTGTAATGAACCTGAAGGTGGTGGTGCTAGACTTAAGCCTATTATTAAAGAAGGCATTGTAGATTCAGTTCAAGTATTAGATAGTGGTATTGGCTATGGATTTGATCCAGCTGACACATACTGTCCTAAAGAACAATATGCAGCTAAGGTTAAAAAATCTGGACTTATTCAACATGTTGATGATGGCGATCTGTTGATGTTGGTTGAGACTGCTGCTGGTGTTAAGGATGAAACTACTCCAGATATATTACAGGTAGTTGATACTGACTATGATACTGATCATATATTAATTGCAACCATTGATCCCAAGTACACTACCCAGTTTGAGATTGGAATGAAACTTAAGACTAAATCAGGTCATGAGTTTGTACTTAACTTTGATTATAAATTCCCAGAATTAATTGTACCAACCAGTGCAAAGGCAGTATATGCTAATTGTGGTGACCTTATTCCTATCATTGACAGTATACAAACTGCTAATGTTGGTAAAGGCTATGTTAATCCAATCATTACAATAGGTACTGGACCTAGTGAACAAATAATCGGTGAGTATACTGTAGATGATCAAGGTAGACTAGTAGAACCTAAAATTACTAAGAAGGTTCTTGGGTTTGTATCACCTAAGATTAGAGATGTAAGTGTTACAGCAAGTGGAGAACGTGTTCCTGGTAGGGGAACAGGTGCTATAATTACACCTACCTATGGATATTCTGGACCTAGAAAGATCAAAGAAAGCAATATTCTTACCCTACAGACCTACATAGACTGTGTTGGACACCCCGATCTAACTTAATGACTGAACTATTTTCGGGTGGTACTAACCAAGAGAATACCAACCCACAACTAAAAAGACAATATCCTAAAAGCTGCATTGATATGTCCAGTGCTGGACATAGCATTGAGAGGAATAATACCAAAGGTGGTGAGCAATTTAGAATGCTTCACTGCAAAGGTAACTTCTTTGATATGGATGAGAAGCAGAATACTAATATTGTCTCACATAATGATACTATAGTATTAACCGATCATAATCTAGTGATTAAGGTTGGTACTGATATTGATACAGATAGACTTTGCCTTCAAGTAATTGGAGATGTCAACCTATATGTTGAAGGTGACATGCATACTGAAGTAGAAGGCAATCGCTATGATACTGTGAATGGCAACTGGCAACAAGAGTGCAAAGGTGTCTGGAGTATGCTAGCTGATGAAAACATG